CCTTGGACAACTCTATCTGATTAGAATAATCTACAATTGGAACCGCTCTGTTCAGAATATATCCGGGAACACCCTGTTCTCTCTTATGACGGATATCTAACCGATACCCGACGGATTTCAGCATCTTCGTGATACCTTCCAATAGCGTACAATATCGATCAAACTGATAATTGCTCACAGAGACTCCGGTATTCTCACCGGATACTACATACAGACCTCCAAATTCAGGCTCTATCAGCGATTTAAGCACTGTGTTAAGCTCTCCCGACACAACCTTATAATCACTTCCTGACGGTGGCTCAATGGCTTTGTATGCTAATCGTCCTCGCCATGTATAGCCTTTCAGTTCTACATAATCTAACGTAGTACTGGTAAGAATCTCTCCAACAACCCCTCCGAATTCTGTGTCCGGAATATATACTAGATTCCCGTAGGTCATTTCTTCTGTCCAATAGCACCGGGCAATCTTTACAGAGAACTTCATTTCCCCGTTCACGTCGAAGGTACAATTGGCTTTTCTCAGTGGATTGCTTCCAATCTCTCGTTGTTTTGTAGCAAGTATTACCATGCTGCCTCCTTCCTTTTCAGGAATATGTATAGATCTATTCCGAAGTCTCCGCTCCAATTCACAGACACAAGTCCCGATGGTATCTTTTCGAATATGGAATAATCATACCCGCGAACGTCAAAAAGATTGGCTATCGTACCATTAGACAGGTATTTCACAACTGTTTCCTCCAAGGTATTCAGTGCCAGGTACTCATTGCTTTCCAGTGTTGTTAGGATTTCATATGGGTATCCATTAATCAGCACCTTTGGATTCACGCATGGACCATAAATTATCATCTCGAAATCAGATGGAATAATATGGTCAATCTCAAATGAACTGGATCCGCGCTTCTCGTCAGCAAAGTTGAACGGAAAATTAAACGGAAAGTTAAGTCCACTTTCCAGAGCCGGTTGCTCCTGCGGATAGAATCTCTTTTCAAGGACTGTAATCCATGACAGCTCCGGAGCTAAAAATGTAAGTACGACTTCCGTGTACACGTAACCCTTCCAACCGGATTTTTTAGTCTTGTAGATCTGACACGGCAAAAATGTATCGTTCACATAGAGCCGGCCATAATTCCCCGTCTCCGAATCTACAGAAATAATTCTGTACAGAGTCTCCATATTCTGCGTGAATTCTTCTCTTTTTCCAAAAACATCAATTGTAATTTCTTTCTCGTATCCGCTGTCGGTCTCTTCCCAGGTGGAATCGAACCAATCAGCCTCAACTGTACGAAAAGGCGCCCTGGTCAACCAGAGCACCTCTCCTTTACTATTTTTATAATACGCTTTTACCATACAGGTACCGCTCCTTCCGGTAATGGTGTGTCTATCCGTTTCGTATCAAGGAATATCGGACGTTTCGCAAGCTTATCCGCTGCTTTCATTTGGATTTTTTCCAGTCTGTCATAATCAATATCATTATTATCGAATCCCGGCATATTCTTCACGCCTCCTACAGTTTTATCAGAAGTTCTTGCAGACAGTGCAATGTCTTTTTGTAATCCAGCTACAGCTCTCTCAACTCCGGTACTCATGGACTTGACTGGAATATTCCGCTCAAATCCGATTCCCATTCCAAGAGCCATCATCTTTCCAACCTGATCACGGAATACACGTGACGGGGAATGGATACCAAGGAAATTCTTGGCCGCATTCAGTGCACTTTCCGCTGCACCTTTGGCAGCTTCTACAATTGCTCCTGCGGCACCCTTGAGGCCGTTTGCGATTCCACTGATAATGTTCTTTCCAACACCGCCCCAGTCAACACTTGTAAATGCGTTCTTTACTTGGCTGATAATCGATGGAATCTTACTAATAAGCTGTGGCACTGCCTGGATAAGTCCGGTTCCCAGAATCGTTATAATCTTAATTCCAGCAAGCAAAATCTTCGGCAGATTGGAAATAATTGCTGTTGCTAACTGCCCGATAATCGTCGGTGCCTTATTAATTAGCTGCGGAAGTGCATTCACAACTCCCTGAGCCAGTCCCACCAATAGGTT